CCGTCAAATCGCCCTTTGCAACTCCTTAAAAGGCAGGGAAATATAAAACTCGGACAACCGCGGAAACTCTGCCTATTAGGGGGAGTCCTTCCGCGCGCCATAAGCCATTGATACTCAAGGAGTACCTAATGCGACCTTTTCGAGGTCGGTTTTTTCGACCCCATGGTATTTTCGAGGAAGGCCGAATTTCGCGTTTTTGGGGCGATTTGCGGGGGCTTTGTGGCCTCGTTCGACCTCATGCTCGCGCCTGCCTATCGCGCGAATTTGGGCCGTTTCTCGCGTTTCCGTTATTTCGTGGCGAAGACTTGATTTTTTTCATTTTGGGTGTAATTTATATGGCCTTTTTGAAGAATTATCCCATTCCTCAAGAGGTTAAGGGTATGGCTGACGGAGACTCGCTCCGCCAGCCTTTTTTCGTGGCTTGAGCTCCGGGAATCGAGAGTCTGTTGATTATGAGTTGGTTGGATGTTCGATTCCCCAATTCCCATACCAGACAGCGCCCTGGCATATAAATGGCTGAAAAACACATGCATGTAAGACCCCTTGGGAATCGTGGGAATTGGGGAATTGAGAGATGGGAATTTATTATTTCTTATTGATTGTTAGTATGTTTCAAAAAATCTCTCGATTCCCACCAAATTCCCAAAACAGCCCTCAATTCCCAAAAGTCCGTTTTTTTTTCTGACCATCATCTTGGGAATTTACGATTTGGGAATCGATTTCGGGGAATCGGCGGTCAGACGGTAATACACGATCTTTCTTCCGGCCTCTGTTCCGTACTCACCCGCGACGATGCTGCCGTTTTCTTGGAGGGTGGCAATGATCTGCCGGAACATATCCTTGGATTCGTGCATGCGTTTCAGCAAGGCACTGTGGGTGTATGTTCCTCCGGCTTCGCGGATGTACCGCAAAGCCTTCTGGCACTTCTCATCGAACGGGTTCTCGAACGTGTAGGAGTTGGTGAGGAAGAGCGTTTTGTTGATCTGATATTCCACGAACTGGCTGGCCCACTTGACGGCATCCACGGAGATGACGGGATCGTTGACGTTCTCGCTGACGGCATACAGGATGGACAGCTTGCACACTTTCTCGAAGGCGCGAGCCCAGAACGCGGTCGGGATGATGGCTTTGAGCTTGTCGTACTTGCTGTAAATCTCGTCGTACTTGTCGTCCAGCTTGTCGAGCAGCTTGGCCGCGTCCTCGGTCGCCTGAATGATCATCGGCGTCGGGAATTCCATGCAGAGGTTTCCTCTGCTCTGACCGTAATTGAGGATGGTTTTGACCTGTCGGATGATGGGAGGCGGGACGCTGATAATTTGGGCGTGGTTCTTTTTGCCGCGTTCTCCGGCTTCGAAGATGAGGCATCGTGCGATAAGGCCGTTGGCGAGCAGGCGCTTGTTGAGCGACTGGAAAAACATCTCCGGGATGGCCGTTCCGAAGATGACGAGGTATGGATTTTGGATGTCAACGGCCATGGAATCAAATCCTTTCTCTTTCTGTTCTTTTTTGCGTTTGATGAGTTCAGCACGGCCCATAGCCTTGCTTCGAATGGTGTAGGAGCTTGAAGACGAGGTGAAGATTTCGAGCATCTTTCCGATCATCGCCTCGGCTCTGGGGTCGCCGGACTTCATGCTGTTGATGAGGGTGTCGATTTCGTCGACCTGAAACAGCATTGACGGGCTGATGAAGAGGGCGTCCTCCAGGGCTTCGCCGGACGCGAACGAGTTAGCGATGCACTGGTTCATGGCGGGCTTTGCTGCACAGGCGATGGTTTTGGTGATGCGTCGCGGGTGGTCTTTGCCGACGCCCGATCCCGCGAGCGCGATGAGATAAATGTTCGCGCGGTTGTTCCGCGTGTCGGCTACGTTGCGACCGACCAGGAGCGACAGACAGGACAGAGCGCCGCAGAACGACAACAGCCGATTCGGCTTTGGGGCACAGCTCATGGAGAAATCCGTGATTTCGTCGATGAGACCGGGAACGTGCAGAAGCTTCTCGCTGATTTTGCCGGGGTCGCCTGTGAATTCAATGCTGTTCTCCTTCTTTTCGAGGTCGCCGATATCGACGGGCTTCGGCTTCATCAAGCCGCTGATATCCACGGTCGCCGGTTGCGGCTGTACCGCCTTCGGCTTGTCGTAGCATCCCGGCTCGTACATCTCGCGAAGCTTGCGCCAGTCGTTGCCGGAACACGAGTTGTGGTGGCATCGAAATCCGATGGCACCAGATGGTTCCTCAATGAGGACGGCTGACCCGTTGGTATGTGTGTCGTTGAACGGGCAGACTTTGAACACCCACTTACGGCCGCCGTTGTATGGAACGGGGCTGTTGACGTTGAGGCCATGCCGGAGAATCCAGTCATCGAGGACGAAGCCGGAGCTGGACGGAGCCACGACCTGTGGTTCGGGCTCCGCAGCTTCGACGCCTGCAGCGGCGACTAGCAGTTCCCGGCTGACCTCGCGCACTTCATCCGGCACAGACACGATATTCGCCATGCGGTGCGGGCGAGAGGGAATGCTGTCGCCCTTGCAGTTCATTGTGCCGGGCAGACGCCAGATCCGTGCCGGGTTGAACACTGTAAGGTCGACATGCACCTGATTGGTCGATGCGGCTGCGATGCTCGCAATGACGTTCTGGACAAGGCCGTCGTCCTTCGCCGGAAGGTCTATACGGTAAAGGAGCTGTGCTCCATTGCCGGAGTCCAGCACAATGGGCTGCGGCCATCCGACCGAGGCAAGCCCGTTGCGAATCTGGTCTGCGAGTTCGAGCGCCGCTTTGTGTTCCTCGTCCGTGCTGGAGATGTTGCTTTTCCGCACTGCGTCGCAGTCGATGGGAAGCCATCGGCGGCGCACGATGTCATCGTCCGCTGTGGTCGCATTCTGCTCGGCGGGACCGAGCCGGTTGAACGCCCGTGCCAGAAGGTCGGGGTCGACGGGATTGAGCGTGACATACGCACCTGCGAAGGCTCGAATCTTTGCGATGGCATCGGCAGCCTGGGGGATGTGCTCGAAGTCGAAGTAACCGGATTCTGTGTGCGGTCTCATGTAATTCGCCGACACGGCTTTCAGGATACGGACCTCGAACACATCCCCCTCGGAGAACAGCAGACGCAGCGCACGAACGATTTCTTCGCGGTTTGTCATGCCTCCTCCCATCAGTCGAACATGAACACTAGCAGGACGTTGTCATCCTTCTTCGGTTTCTCGGCGGGCTTCGGCGCGGTCTGCGCCGTGCCTCTTCGGAGCCAGGCGCGGAGCTTCGGGGCATTGCGGTGGCGGCAGCGGTCCAGCACTTTCTCGATGTCGCCGCGTTCGGCCACGCGGAGCTTCTGCGTACCTCCACGAGTGATGGCATCGATGTATTCCGGCTTCGACTTGACGAACGGGTTCAGCATGTCGTGCGGTGCGTGATAGCCAAGGATGCCGCAGAGATCGCGGGCGGCATACTTGATTCTACCATTGACCGCGAACGTGCGGACAGGGATTTCACCGTAGAACACGGTTTCGGGTTTGTTGGGCATTGGAAGTTCCTTTCTTGGTTTGTTATTCTTCCGGGTCGTCGTACCAATTATTGAGCGTGGCGAGCGCGAATCCGAGCTTCGATGCGGCCTCCTCGATCTGCCAGTTGACTTCGCTGTTCCAGTCGGTGTGCTCGAACACAAATTCGAGGTCGCTGTGCAGGGCTTCGATGATGTTCAGCGCCTTCGCCAGACGCTTCACGGAACGGTCGATCTGTTCGCGGTAGTCTTTTTCTTTTCCCATGATGTTATCCCTCGGTTACGTTGTCAGGGTTGTCGCGCATGGCCTCTTCGCAGTCATCCAGACGGGCGATCAGCTGCGCATTGTCTTCGATCTCCTCTCGGAATTCGCGGAGTTTCATCGCGATGAACTCCGCCCACGGGTATTCGTGGCCCTCGTCGTCCTTTGCGTAGGCGGGCGGCGTCATGGCCATATAGGCGAGGATTTCCCGCCACATCATGTCGTTGATGCTCTCGCACTCTTCGCGTTTGCTGTCGATATCCCTCTTCCCTATGTGGGAGAGATAGCCGTCGTATTTGTAGTAAGTTCCCCAGCCCATGTGGGTGTTCCTTTCTGTTCAAAATGGTATGTCGTCCGGGTCAAAGTCCTCAATGTGCGGGTCGTCGCCGGACATCACGACCTCCGCCGTATCGTCGCCCGGCTCGCGTTCGGGACGTTCGCCAAGCTCGTACCTGGTGATGGTTTCGAACTTCTCGCCCGCGGTCGAGCGGACGGTGATTCTCTTCGGCTCAGCGAGGATGCCGGAGCTCGCCAGTCGGACCGCTTCATTGGCGCTGTGCGGCACGGGACACCATTCCGGCGCCCGTTCCTTCCACCACTTGATGAACTTGGTTCGTGCGTACCCGGAGTGTTCCGGGCAGACCCATTCCGACTTGTACGTCTGGAATGCCACCTCGTAATCGACCCGCATCGTGCTCGGCGTATCGTCCGGCGCATACCGTTTTCTGTGGACGGCGTAGAATGTGCGCCGCACCTCGTATTCGTCGAAGAACACCTCGCCGGAGATGATGCCGTCGTGGGCGGCATGCGCAGTGAGGTCCGAGTGCTGCGACGGTGGAAATTCGTATCCGCATTCAGGGCATTTCGCGTATGCCGCATGGATCAGCGCGTAACATTCCGGGCATTTCTTTGCCGGAGCCTCGCCGTTGCCGGGAGTCTTGTCTTTCACGCGGATCATGTCCACGGGACCGTGGCGCATGATGTTCCCGCCGTAGTCCAGCACAAGGCAGTTGGTCTTCCCGGTTTCGGGCGAAAGCCGTGTTCCGCGTCCGACCATCTGAATCAGCAAGCCCGCCGAGTTCGTCGGGCGGAGCAGGACGATGCAGTCCGTGTTCACGGCGTCGAAGCCCGTGGTCAAGACATTCACGTTGCACAGGAACTTCAGCGGCGGTTTCGGTGTTCCGAACAGGTCGGCTGGAACAGCCTTGCCCTTGAAGCGGTCGAGAATCTCGGCGCGTTCGCCAGCCGGAGTATCGCCGGTTACGACGGCGCATTCCTGCCCGCTGTAACCTCGGATTGCCTCGGCGACGTGCTGACAGTGTTTCACCGATGAGGTGAAAATCAGGACGGATTTCCGATCTCGTGTCAGGTCGACGATCTCCCGGCAGGCGGAAAGGACGAGCTGTTCCGTATCCATTGCCGCTTCGATCTCGTCGCCGATGAACTCGCCGCCACGAATGTGGAGGTTGCTGAGGTCGGCTTCGGCGCGACCGGCACGGGACACCAGGGGTGACAGGTATCCCTGCTGTATCATCTCTTTGAGGTTGGCCTCGTAGCAGATTTCATTCAGCAGGTTGTCCGGCTTGCAGATGAGGCCGCCCTTCAGTCGGAACGGCGTGGCCGTCAGACCGATGAGGCGAACACGGGGATTGATCCCCTTCATGTCCTGCAGGAACGTCCGGTACATCCCGTCTCCGTCCGGAGCAATGAGGTGTGCTTCGTCAACGATAATCAGATCGAAGCTGCCAAGTAAATCCGCTTTGTTGTACACACTCTGGATTCCGGCCACGATGACCGGCTCCTCGGTGTTTCGGGAGTTCAGTCCTGCAGAGAAGATTCCGATGGGGACTTCCGGGCAGAGCTTCCGAATCTTGTCGGCGTTCTGTTCCAGAAGTTCCTTCACATGAGCGAGAATGAGCACTCGACCGTTCCACAGCGTTACGGCGTCCTTTGCGATCTGTCCTATCACCAGAGACTTGCCCGTCCCCGTAGGGAGAACGACGCAGGGATTGTTTTTCTTTTCGCGGAGGTGGTTGTATACGGCCTCAACCGCCTCCCGCTGGTAGGGCCGCAAATCCATTGTCAGTCCCTCAGCTGAACGCCCGACTTCTTCAAGCCGTCGCCGATGGTTTTCTTCATTTCTTCCCAGGCTTTTTTATTCATGTGCATGCGTTTGCGGACCTTGTTTTCCGGGACCCCCTTCATGATCATGACGCAGATGGTGAATTCCTTGCCATCAGGCAGGTTCTTGCAGAAGTTCTGCACGGCTTCAATCTGCTTGCTTCGGTCGATCTTTTTCATATTCTGAAATCCTTATAAATGCCATTCCGTTCGGGGGCATGGGTTCTCGTTTGGTGACAGTGATTTTATGGATGAGGGAGTCATCTTCGTACACGCCCGCGCAGGTGAGCGCGTCCAGTAAGCTCTTCTGGGAATTGTCGATGTCGCGCCTGCGGTTGTCGGGCGGATAGAGGTCCAGTTCGACTTGAACGGGGCATCTGAATGTCGCATGCCCCGTTCGCCGGGCTATCGCCGTCACGTCTTCCCGGTATTTCCGGCCATCACGGCTGATGAGGACGCGGGGACCGACGTGCCGGTAATAGTGGTTCAAACTCGGCGGCCACGGCAGTTCGAGCTCGACCGGCATCACATCCACGGCGGTTTGCTGGGAATTCTGGCGGTCTGGGCGTTCGTCGGCGTCGCGGGAGCCTGTTTCGGTTCCGGCTTGTAGTTCGCCTTGGACTCGTACCCGCGGATGTCGTTGGTGATCTCGCCGGTGTTCTTGTCCTTCCGGCAGTGAACCTTGATGACGAGCGGGAGGTTGTGGAGGTCGATGGAGTCGCTCGGCGTGAGGACGTTGACCGCACGACAGATGGCGGAGAGGTCGGCACGGGCCATGCGGACCGCTTCCGCGTTCTGGTTCTCGATGTTCAGGCGCGACCAAAGCTTGCGTCCGGCATACTCGCCGTCCGTGATCTCGAATTCGAGCTGGAGGTAGCGGCCGGTCCCGGCTCTGGTTTCCTTCATCTCGGAATCCGTGATGACGGCGATGTACTTTCCTGCGGGAATGGGATCGAACGCTTTGCTGGGCTCGACTTCGTTGGCGTTGAAATTGAGAGTGGCCATGATGATAATCCTTTCGTTTAGCACACGCAGAATGCGGGCGTGAATTTGGGTTTGATCGGTTTCTTCGGGATGGAGGAGCTGACGAACACGGGTTTCGACGGCGGGCAGTGCAGATGTTCGAAGTAGACGAGCTTCGGCATGAAATCGTCATGAATGATCCTGCATTTCGTCCCCTTCGGGATCAGCCCGCCGCAGAAGTCGCAGAAGTGGTTGTGCTTCGCGACAGCGATATGGTCGGACATGGTGAATCTCCTTTTATGAGGCCGCGTCCACAGCGGGCGCAACGGAGTTTCCATACGCCTGGAGGAAGGCATCCCAGCGAAGCGGAATCTCGTTCGGCAGGCTGAAACGGTTCTTTGCGAGGCAGGCCGGGCTTCCGTTCGTCCGGAGGATGCGTTCGCCGCCGTCAGCCCCGATGGGGGCCGCAATGGCGCGGCTGTCGCCGTCCTTGGAGACGCGGAGGCGCTTCGCGGCAAAGAGCACGGCGTCGACCCACTCGGAGATGAGGCTTGCCGCGTGTTTGTGCAGGCGGGGAGCGTAGCGGTCGTAGGCGATGTTCTCCGGGTCTTCGAAGCGCTCGACCTTGGCGTGAGCGAGCAGGATGACCATCATGCCGCGCTTGTTTCGGAGGTCGTCGAGGAGTGCGAGGACTTTGCGCCAGTGGACGAGCGCATCCACATAGCCCTTGCCGTACCCGCCATCCGCCTTTTCAATGCTGCGGACGCCGAATTCCTTGCACACCTCGTCGAAGATCAGGCGTTCCAGCCAGTCGAGGGAGTCGATGACGACAGTGCGGAAGCTGTGCTCCTCGTCGCGAAGGGCGGTCAGCTCGGCGATGACGTCGCCGACGCTCTGCGCGAGCGGGAACTTGCAGGTGTCGATCTCGCCGAGGCCGTCCTCGGTCTGGATGAAGACGGGGTCGGGAGCAGATGCCCCGAAGGTGCTCTTCCCCACGCCTTCCTGACCGTATACCATGATGCGAGGCGGCTTGTTCTCGCGTCCGGTCTGAATGTTTTCAAGCATTCCCATTATCAGTTTGTTCCTTTCATAGTGAGCTTATCAAGCTCGGTTTTGAGCGTTTTGCTGAATTCCTTCAGCAATTTTGCGGCTTCTTTTCCCGTAAGCCGGAAGTCCGGGTGTCGCTTCTGTTCGAGCGCAATGCGGGTTTTGATGATTTTGATGATGTCGATCTTCAAGGCAGTCAGAAACGCCTTCTTCTTCTCGGCCTCGGTTTTGAACTTGCCGGTATTCACCTTTTCCATCGTGACGACATAAGCCTTATTGACGGAGAGCTTGCCGGAGAGAACGGCCGCCTTGATGTCTTCGGCGGCATGGGCATTGATCGAGCGGATTTTCTCGACCTTGCTCCGCGATGTGCCGAGAAGAGTGGCAGTTCTTTTCGCGCTCTTCCCCTGATCGGCAGAAGAAGATTTCGAAGGGCCGGTCTTTTTCCGCCTGTCGAGGGCGGAGAGGCAGCGCATCAGTTCAGCATCGGTCAGATTCCTGCGGTTCCGCTGGGAACCGATGGCATATTCTAAAGCGGCTTTTTCATTCGCAAACTCCCGGAACACGACGGGGATCGCACTGATACCGAGTTTGATGGCGGCAAGGAGCCGGGTGTGTCCGTCGACGACGGTGAGTTTCTTCCCGGACCAGACCACAATCGGATGACCGCTGTCGAATCCGTGCTGTTTCATGTCAGTCATGATTCTGTTCAGGATGTCTTCGCGGATCGGAAAGAGGTTTTTGAAGGGAGCGGCGGTGCGGATAGAATCGGTCTGTGCCATCATGATTGTTCCGTTTACGAAGGTACGGCCGCCATCGCGCTTGGAGGGATAGTTGGTTTTCATGTTCAGTTATCCTTTTTGAGTCTTTTGAGTTCGTCTTTGAGTTTGTCGATGATTTTCACGGCGAGTTCGGTGAGTTCGTCGTCCGTATAGCGGATATCGGGATACTGTTTCAATTCGCGGTCAGTTCGCGCCGTCAAAGCGCTGCAATAGCTGGCCTCCAGCGCGAGCAATCGATCGGGCTTGATCTGTTCCGGTTCACGGTTTTCCCGCTTTGCGGCATGACGGGCTTCCATTGTCGCCTTGTACGCCTTGTTGGCCGACATTTTGCCGGACTTGACGGCCTCCTTGACCTCATCGGTCGCGTGATCGTTGACGGCGCGAAGACGTTCGATTTTCGCCTGGGATACGCCGAGGAGCGCCGCCGTTTGTTCCGCGCTTTTACCGGGTATAGCATCACGTGATGCTATACTTTTTGCCGGACCTTTTTTCTTCCTTTTATCAAGTTCCGTCAGGCAGTTAAGGAGTTCGGCATCGGTCAGGTTGCGCCGGTTGCGCTGCGTTTTGATGGCGTATTCCAGAGCCTCGGCTTCATCTTTGAAGGTCTTGATGATTGCGGGAATTTGCGGGAACATCAACTTCTTTGCTGCGGTCAGGCGGGTATGACCGTCGATGACGGTCATGTTGTGTCCTGCCCAGATGATGATGGGGTGCGCGGAGTCGTATCCGTTGGCCTTCATGTCCGCCTCGACATTCGCAAGGTCGGTCGGGCGAACCTGGAAGAGGTCTTTGAACGGGGACGCCGTATTCACGGTATCCGGGTCGATCATGGAAACGGATTCGGAGGTAACAAAGACCTGTCCGTCGTATTTCTTTTCAGTGGCGTTGTCCATCAGAGCACCTCCGGCATGGGTTCGCTGGCGTTCCAGCGGATGGTCGTCAGGTCTTTGCCGCGGACGTAGGCGTTCCAGACGCGGATGTATGCGGCGAGGGTTTCCTGGACGGAAAGAGACCGGACGCCAAGACGGTTTTCAAGCAGTCTGTTGCGGAGAGTCATGATCGGGTGTTTCATGCCGATATTGGAACCGGTCTTGAGCGTTTCGAAGAAGGTTTTCACTTTGTCGCGGTGGGCGGTGTGGCAGCCGATAACGCAAAGTGCGAGTGCCATATGGGACTTCACGAAGTGGTGTCCGCCGCGTTCGGCGATGGTTGCGGCGTATTCGATCATGTCCTTGCGTTCGTTGTAGAACGTGCGGAGACTGTCATTGCTGACTTCCATGCGGCAGGTTGCGGGAGAGAGGTTGCCGTCAATGAAGTCATGGAGCCAGAGGAGTTTCGTCAGCATGGCCGCGGTGACAGAGTGCGCGGAGCGTTCGATCTGCATGATGTTGCTGGCCGTGCGGGTCTTGCCGATGTCGAGGGTAACGATGCTGTCCTTATCAGCATTGTAGACGATGAGGAGCTGGATCGGGGTGTCGGCCTCGACGACTGCCCAGAGGCGGTGCTGACCGTCAAGCAGGGTCCCGTCATCAGAGAAGACGATGGTCGTGCCATTCATCTGCCAGCGACCGCCCTTCATGTCCTTGGCGTACTGGCGGACTCGCTTTTCATCGATGTTCCGGTTCATGGTGTTCTTCTCCAGCATTTCGAGAGCCATGTCGGGAGTGACGGTGACGAGCTTGACGACGATTTTGGGGGTAGCGAGTTTGTTCATGGTGTTTTTCTCCTGTAAAGGTTTTGTATTGGAATGAATTAGAGGGTGTCGATGATTCGGATGTCTTCGTAGCCGGTCGGCCAGACGCCGGTGTTGTCACATTCGCGGTACTGGTTCAGGGCGGCTTTGTTTGTCTTCTCGGCGAGGTCGAGAACCTCGTCGGTGAGCTTCCAGACGCCGGCGGAGAACGGCTCGTTCTTCTCGACCGCGATGATGTACACGGGATAGGTTTTGCCGGACATTGCGCGGACGACCATGCGGTAGAACGCCATCTGGTGGATGTAGCCGTAGCGGCGGCAGTCGGACTCGAACCAGCGAAGGCTGTCGCAGGTCTTGAGGTCGACGATGCCGTATTCGGGGTTGAACCAGTCCATCCTGATCTGGCACGGGACACCGTTGCAGGATGCACGGACGACGCCTTCGGCCTCGCCGTTCGCGAGGAGCTTCACTGCTTCGGGGTGGACGCAGACGGCAGCCTGCAACTTCATGATGAAGCCGAAATCCTTTTCGGAAATGACCTCGCGGTCCTGTTCCTCCAGCCAGTCGGCATACGCCTTGGTGGTCTTGCCGAAGGGTTCGCCAGTGCGGGGATTGACGGGACCATTGCAGACGATGTAGTCGCGGTCAAAGGCGTGACGGCCTTCGAGGATCAGGGAGTGTGCGGCGCGTCCGAGGGTGAAAGCGGCGGATTCTTTCGGGTCGATCTGCCCGGAAATTTCCTTGTAGTAGAGCGCGGGGCTCTCGCGGAAGTCGGCCAGAAGATGGCTGGACATGTATTCGCCGTTGCGGCTGCGGAAGTGGTAGCTTTCCGCCGGTTCGTGGATGATGAAATTGGAAGTGCTCATCGAATGGTATCCTGTTTGTTTTTTTGGGGAGGGGGTGGTGGAAGGCTCTTCCTTCCCAATAGTATCTTTCCCGACCCCCCTGTTTTTGTGCCACGTTTTTTTGATTTTTTTGGGAAAAAATCTTCCGTGAGCTCATTTTTCCTTTGCGAATATGGTTTTCCCCGTTTTCCTGAAAAGCGGAGATTGTTTGAAGGCCGACCGGATCTCTTCAAGATCGCGATAGAGGGAACGAGGCGAGAGATTGAGTTTGGAGCAGACTTCTTTCTTGGTCTTTCCGTCCATCAGGAGAGCGCAGACAGCCTGCAGACGGGGCTCAAGGGATCTGACCACATCCCGGACCATTTCGCGCCATTCCTTTTTGAGTTCCTGTTCTCTGGCCAACTTGTAGGAGACGGATTCAACGAGAGGAATCGTTTCGTTGCATTCGTTTTTCGTCATGGCATCAATGGAGACGGTGGGGCAGTCAAGCCCCCTGCGCATGCGATACCTGAAAATCCGGTCACGATGCCTGTGAATGACCGTTTGCGCAAACGTGTAGAAACTTCCGTCTTCGGGCGAATACGAATCTGCCGCCTTGATGACTTGGAACGAGAGCTCCTGGCAGAGATCCGGGAAATCGTCCGGAACCAGATTGGAGTGACCGATCATGCCGGCGGCAACGGCCTCGATGTGTTTCTGGATGTTCGGGGTGATCGGGTTTTCATCGGCGAGAGGTGTGGAGGTGTTGTTTTTCATGTTTCATTCTCCGGTTGGTTTTGTGCCCGGAACACCGCCTCGTGCGATGTCCGGCAAAAACCGGGGAATGTTTCGATTTTCCGCCACGCGATTTCAAAACAAAGTTACAACGTGCTAAACAAGAAAGAGATAAAAAACATGTTTTGTCCGTGTTTTGTTTCGATAATCCGGCACGAACAAAACAAAACACGTTTTTGAGCCACCAAAGCAGAGGCGCAAAGAACTGCTCGTTATCTTACAAAAACAGGGGAAATGCCAAGATAAAAAAATCCCCGGAGGTTTGGTCCGGGGAGATGATGGGGAGAAAGCTGATGCGATTATGTCAGTCGAAGCCCTTTATACTGGGGAAATAGGAATTCCCAAAATGCAGAATGCCTTCTCTGGTCTGGCAGTATTGCCAGCGAGCGCCAATCTCCTTGTATTCTTTTCGTTTGGTTTCATCCACCTTTTTAAGGATATCGCGAACCGTTGTTGGAACACATCCAAGCCGTTCCGCCATATACCGCAGAGTCATGTGCGGGTACTCTCCGCCATTCAGTCCCTCGCCCTGCGTATAGAAATAGTATGCGGACTTCAGATACTCGTACAGCTCCCGATGCATCTTCGCCGTATACTTTCCGTGGTCTCCGGCCGTTGCTTTCGGCTTTTCCTCCTTCGGGATGCCTCCAAGGCGGGATTCCATAACCTCGAAATCCACCGAAACAGCATCGTCCGAAAAAGACAGGATGTCCGATATCGTGAAAACAAGGTCATCCTTAAAATGTTCGGATCGGCAGACATGCGACGAACCGGAAATCAAAACGGCCTGTATTCCGTCTTTGGGAAGCAGATTGTAAACGGCATCTGTGTCCGAGCTCATCCGGGTGGAAAAGAAAAGATTTCTTGTGATTCCGCCAAGTCTGTGCCGGGACATGCCGAGATTCCACAGTCTGCCGCCAAGAAACTCAGTGGGACGCCCTTTGCAAACAAGGAGCTTTGCCAGAAGTCCGGCAAATGCAGCGCCGTTGAAGTGCCAGATTTTTAATTCTCTGGCGGAGACGCTTCGCACACAACCCGTATAGGGACAGAGGATGACGGGTCCTCCATCTGGCGGATAGATGACCTCTGCCTCATGATCGTAATCGCAATCACAGTGTGCCGTGTGCCGTTCCTTCTGCATGTCCGGAACAATCAGGTTATTGTTCATCCAGTACGGGCTGAACCTTGCAACCCTGTCCCAAACGAGTTCAGGACTGTCAAGGTTCAGCCAGTCGGAAATCAGCTGAAGCTCATTTTCATGCGACATCGTTCTTCAACGCTTCTTTCAGGTCTTTGGTTTCCCACTCCGAGATCGCCTTTTCGCCCGAGCGAATCACTCCGATTGCGGTGAACGCCTTTATCAGCAGATTGCGATATGCCTCGTTTTTCGAGTACAGGTCTGTGCCGCATCTCGAAAAACCGACAACGATGACGCGATTGTATCTGTACTTCGGATTGAGCTTGATGCGGAATTTGATGTTCCGGACCATAGCGATGTTCCGCGGGCAGTCCGGCTGGACAAAATAAGCGTCCAGACGTTTGTAAACATCGCCTTCCTTCAAATCGAACATCGCCTTGTCCTTCTGAGTTCCATCCTTGTCGATGGTAATGCGACCGACTTCGAACATGGTGAAATCATCCAGAAGATCAAGAGGCAGACGGAGGTTGTCCCTGTCCAGCAAACCATCGAGTTCATACAGGTCCTTTGAAGAAGAGCGGATGTTGATACTCGAGTCGCGCATGACCTCAGCCCAGATTTTGCAGAGGATGGTACGTTTCTCGCGGTCAAAGGATTTTGCGAGGACACGAAGTTCGTTCCGTTCATAATTGTAGGCGAAGACAATCTCCGCGCTGGCGTGATCCACATCCCAGTCAAAGAGTTCGTCTTTCCACTGCGGGATGATCCGTTTCGGCTTGTCGTAGTAGAAAAAGAAGAACTCTTCGCCGAGGTCGTTCCGCTCAACGAAGTCGATGACGCAGTTCTTGCCGTGCCCCTTGTGCCGGAACACGAAGGCGCTGACAGAATCCCGCAGGGTATTCATGCGTTCCGCGTCATATGTAATCTGCCCGATAATTCCTTGCTTGAGGGGCAGGACAAGCCAGAAACGGTCGGAAATGGTTTCGATTTCCGTGAATTGGAAGATGTTTTTTTTCATCTGGTCGCTTCCATTGAGGATGAGCCAAAGGCTTTTGTCGGGAAGAGTCCAGTCGGAGAAGTCGGCCGGAGGAGTGAGGCCGTAGAGGTTGACAAGGCTTTGGATGACGGGACTGCTGTTTTTGTTGTTCGCGATTTCGTGGATGTCATTCATTTCCCCGGCAATTTGGGCGCGATGGTCTTCGGGGAGGTTTTTGAAAGCACGGAACAGAGGGTCGACATTACGTTCACCGACCGCATTCCAGTTGACATGCATATCGGGAACTCTGGACGCAAAATAGGTTTTCAGGAGGTTTCTGCTGATCTGGCGGAACACTGAATTGATGTTGAATTCGGACATAATTACATCTCCTTTAGATGACAGTGTGCGGTACAGGGGCAGCATCATTCCCGGTACTGCACGGTTTTGGTGTGAGACCTTTGCGGACATCCGTCAGAATACTCTGAGGCCGCTCAGGGGCAAAGACGCATCAGGCTTTCATTGCTTTTGCTGCCGGAAGTCAATCCTCATGCATCTTCAACCGATTCGGGTTCGATCTGCCGCTTCAAATCCAGATACAGAAGCATGAAGGTGTTCCCTTCTTCGGAGAGATGGGTGATCGAATTGCCGTCGAAAGCGATGTGGTCGGTAATCCTTCCGGCTTTGTCAGCCGCCAGGACCGTGAAGAACGCCTTGGCCTGAGGATGATCCGAGCTGTTCACATCAGCTCCGGGCGGGCAATAGGACTTAATCGCCTCCATGTAGCGGCGGAGGTCGCCATAGAACATGTCGATGACCTGCTGGCGGACGGCCTTGATGAAATCGGGTTCTGCTCCATCGTCAGACTGAGCGGACTTCAGACCGATTCCGGTCGTTTCCAACCGTTCCAGATTGGTTGCGGTCTCCTGTTTTTCTTTGTTCTGTTCGGACGGCTTGCGGTTGAGGGAGGAGTTCTGTTTCATGTTTGTTCTCCTGGTTTTGGGTTGCCCGTGCGCGGGTGTGTTGATTGTTATATGGTTGCGCAGGCGAGTTTGAGGATAATGGCGAGGGCGATTCCACTGATGACGAAGAATCCGATGTCTTCCATGGTCACGGCAAGCATGAGCCGCATGGCTTTACTGACGTTCTGTTTCATGATGTATCCTTTCGATGTTTGCGGGCGGGATTTTCGATTTGACTTTCCCGTTTTCGCGAGTATAATATATCATGATGTTTTGCCATCTAACGTCAGTTAAAATCGGGAAACAAAAAAAAGATGAAAAAAAATCCGCCTCAAGATTCCGAACAGGGCACGAAAACCTGCCAAAAAACGAAAAAAGGAGCCCCTGCCACGGTGTCGCGAAACATGCAGGTGTTTCGGATCGCAAGAATCGTCTCTCTGCTGAAAAGGAATTGCTGCCCGACGGCTAATGAACTGCTCAAGGAATACAGGAATCTGAGCATCGGCGAGGGAAAACTTCTGCGTGGCAATTACAGTGTACGGACGGTATACAGGGATATTGATGCGCTCAGGAATGAATTCGATTGCCCGATCAGGTTCAATCGCCACACCAACACATACTATCTTGAAGACCGGAACTGGGACTTCAATTGTCCCGCAAATCTCTCGGAGACTGCTATGCTTGCCCTCATCGTTGGCGGACGCATTGCCGAAGAGGTGTTCCCGGAGCCGTTCCGAGCTCGAATCAAGAAATCCGTTGATGAGATTTTGAAAGGGAACAGCGCGGAGTTCCTCGAAAAGACCCTCATCAGTTCGCTGAAGGTATTTGAACAAGGCGGGGTCGCCGCGAATCCCGAGGTTTTCTCTCCCGTGTTCAAGGCATGGCAGACGCATCATCGTCTCCATATCATCTACAAAGATCAGCATGGCAATGAATCGGAACGCGATGTCGATCCGCATGTGCTGTTTCTCTATCAGCATGAATGGCGCATCAGTGCGTTCTGCCATGTAAAGAAACAGAAACGAACGTTCGTGATCAACCGGATTAAGAACGCATACATTCTCAAGGAAACCTTCACGCCGGATAAGAATCTCATTGATTCCGTCACGCTCAACTCAATCGTTGAATATGAAAAGCTCAAAAACGTGAAAATCAAGCTGACCGGTGATGCCGTGATGTTGGCAAAGTCAACCAGTATGCATACCAGGCAGAGAATCAAGGAAACCAAAGACGGCGGTCTTTTCTTCATCCCGGAGATTGCAGCGGAAATCATCGTTCCCTGGTTGCTTTCGCAGGGCGGAGAAGCCGTTCCGCTCGAACCACCTGAACTGATTGATGTCTTCCGTAGAAAAGTGCAAGCTCTGTCGCACTCTTTGCCGCCAGAGCATTAACTGTTTTCCTTAGTAGCCCCTTGTACCCGTTTTTCGAGTCCAGGGGGCGCTTTGTATTTTAAAACCGTGAATATTCGGTTCTTCGTATTGAAAAAATCAAAAAAAGTGGGAAAAAAATCAAAAACCGTGGCACAAAAAAGGGGGTGTCGGGAAAGATACTATTGGGAAGAAAGAGCCATTTCATTTCACGGAGGACCGATTCATGAATTACGGAAGCATATGCAGCGGCGTGGAGGCCGCGACTCTGGCGTGGGAGCCGCTCGGTTGGAAAGCGGTGTTCTTCGCGGAGACGGAACCGTTCCCCGCCGCCGTCCTTCAACAGCGCTTCGGCGCGACACGCCCCCTGCGGCCACTCCTGCCGGAAGATGCGGAGAACGAAAAAGACCGGAAACAGCGGGAATCCTGGCAGAAGCAGATCGCCGAGCTCCCGGAAGGTGGCACGATCCCGAATCTGGGGGACTTTACGAAAATCACGAAGGAGGATTACAATGAACCAATCGATCTGCTCGTCGGCGGAACCCCCTGCCAGAGCTATTCCATCGCCGGACTGCGGAAAGGTCTCGCTGACCCGCGAGGCAACCTCGCACTTGAGTTTGTCCGCCTGGCTTATCGCGCAGGGGTACGATGGACGGTCTGGGAAAACGTGCCTGGTGTCCTGTCCAGCGGGGCCGGAAAAGATTTTGCCAGCTTCTTATCGCTTCTGTGCGGATGGGAAATCGAAGTCCCCGAAGGTGGATGGCGCAAAAGCGGTGTTGTCATCCCCGCTCCCGGATGTTTCGGTTTGGCTTGGAGAATACTTGACGCTCAGTACACCAGAGTTCCCGAATTTCCGAGGGCAATCCCGCAGCGCAGGCGACGTATCTTCGTTGTCGGATATCTTGGTTCGTGGCTCTATCCCGCAACGGTACTATTTGACGGCGAGATGCGCGGAGGGGATACTCCGCCGCGCCGAACGAAGAGGCAAGCCGTTGCCGCCTGTGCTGAAGGAAGCTTTGATACGACAAAGTCAATCCGGATGCGCGCAGGCCGACCGCCTGGAGGGAAAGGAGCTTTAATTGGAGACGACATAAGCCACACGCTTGCAACAGGAAACGATCAGGCCATCGTTACTCTGACGGAAGACGCGCAGTGGTGGGACGGCGGCGACCTCGCCGGGACACTTACCGGAACAAGCAACAACCAGCTGATGCCGGACAAAGGCCGCCTGCAGTGCGTGGTCGAACCGGATGTGGATTGCATTGACACAAGGCAGGCTGATGTCCTGGAGAAAGAACTTGCCCCGACCCTGATCGCTACGGATTACAAGGGCGGCAAGGCTGTGACAGAGAACACGGTTATTGGAATCGGGCGCGACGCATACAATCAGGGGCAGAATGCCAAATACGGAATCAGCCTCAGTGAAGATGTTCAACCGACGCTGACATCCAGAGGACCTGGTGCCGTCTGCTTCGAGAACCACCCGTCCGATGCCAGGCTGAAGGAAGTCCCGGTCTCCCCGACCGTGATGAGCCGTTGGGGAACAGGCGGAAATCAGGTGCCGCTTGTGATGGATGCAGTCGACAAAGATGTCGCTCCCACCCTGATGGCCTCAATGTACGGCAAGAACACGTTCGAGGACTGCGACAAATACATGATCGAAGGGAAGCCGGTCGCGTTCATCAAGAATGATGCTGGCGGGGAACAGCAGGGCTTCTGGGATGAATCATTCCCGACGCTCCGAAGCGGCGCGCTCCCGGCTGTCGCCTACAACGTCACGTTCTGTGATGCCAACGGGACGCGCAAAGACCGGCCTGACGGCGGTCTGTACGTTACCGAGGCTGACGCGAGCAAGACAGTGACCGCTGGCGGCACAAATGCTGAAACGGTCGTCATCGACTCCGTGGCAATAGCCGAGAACATCATCGGCAGACAGGACCACACGGGCGGCAATGGCGTCGGAGCACAGGAAGAGCTGGCGTACACGCAGAATGCCACAGGCGTTATGGGCGTGGCAACGATGGAATGTGTTCCCCTCGATTTAAGGAACGCGACGCGCGATCCAAATAAGAAAGACGAACAGAACCGGCAGGGAGTCGGCGTGGGCGAGGACGGTGCTCCGATGAACACCATTACATCCGCATCCGTTCCCGGCGTTAGCTGGCAGTCGACCGTACGAAAGCTCCTGCCTGTTGAATGTGAGCGCCTCATGGGCTTCCCGGATGACCACACGAGAATTTCGTGGAAAGGAAAGCCACCGGAGGAATGCCCCGATGCCCCTCGGTACAAAAGTTGCGGAAATTCGATGTGTGTGAACGTCATGGCCTGGATCGGACATCGAATTCAGGCAGTCGAGGAAAGTATAGCATCACGTGATGCTATACCGCATGAGGATGTAATCATTACCTGTGATGAGCGTGTTGCTGAAAGAACAGAGCAACTTCCGCTTTGAGCATGTTTCCGCTGGCAACCTGCATCACCAGATGGGTATATTCCTCATCGGTGGCATCGAACTCGTATCCGTTCAGTTCAAGAAACACAACAGCGGCCATTGCACCGATGCGTTTGTTCCCATCTAAAAACGGATGGTTCTCGACGAGGTGAAAAAGGTATGCCGCCGCCATCTCAGGGATGGTCGGATGCAGATATTCGCCGGAAAACGTCGAAGACGGCATTCCGATTGCCGATTTCAGCATTTCGACACTGCGCAGCCCGTCAATTCCGCCGTAGTGCTCAATCTGATAGTCGTGGATTTCTATGATTTCCGCGAATGTCAGGAAAAGGGGTTCCTTTGTCAACGGGCGAGCTCCTCAAACGTCTTGTTGAAGCGCTTGCCTGTCTTTTCCACAGCCTTGCGGAATTTGTTGTGCTGCACAGCATCCTGAATCGGCGTAAGAATCAGGGACTTTCCGTCCGTGATCATTTCAAACGCTGTGTCAGCAGACGCGCCAAGCAGACTCAGAATCGGCTTTTCGATAACAATCGCGGAACTGTTACCGTGTTTGACCAGGGATTTAATCATGCTGTCCTCCAATGGTTATACAATGTTCTAACTAAGATACACCGTCAATTCAAAATGTCAAGGAGAATATGATGTCCGAACACGAAAAAATCACGGAAACTATCGTCAAAAACGCAGCCGGTCCGAAATCCGCCGAGGTCGACGGACAGCGTGTCGAGCAACATTCGCTGAAGGAACAGATTGAGGCTGACAAATATCTCGCATCCAAGGATGCCGTGAAGCGGCGAGGAAGCGGTCTGAAGTTCTCGAAGATGACGCATTCGGGAGCGGTGTGATGTTCAAAACGCTGAAAAACATCTTCCGCCCTCCGAAGCAGACACAGCACAGTCCCCGTCCGATCCGGGCACGGTTCGACGCCGCCCAGACCACGCGGGACAACTTGAAGCATTGGGCGTATGCGGACCAGCTCTCCGCCGACATGGAAGCCTCGCCGGAAGTCCGGCGAACCTTGCGGATGCGCTCCCGGTACGAGGTGGCGAACAACAGCTATGCGCGAGGGCTCGTCCAGATGCTCGCGAACGACACCATCGGCACGGGACCTCGGCTCCAGATGCTCTCTGCGGATGAAACGTTCAACGATGAGGTCGAGCGGGCGTTCATGAGGTGGGCGGAAGCCATCAGGCTTGCCCCGAAGCTCCGCACAATGCGAATGGCACGATGCCAGGACGGAGAGGCTTTTGCCGTGCTGGCGACGAACCCGAAGATTCGGAGTCCCGTCAAGCTTGATCTCATGCTGATCGAGGCTGACCGCGTGTCGGGCGGGATTCGAATGATTGATGATGGTCAAAGCGTGGATGGGATCACGTTCGATTCATGGGGGAATCCGACATCGTACCGGGTACTGAAATACCACCCGGGCGATGTCAGGTTCGCTTCCGGAGAAGAAGCAGTCGAAGTTCCCGCCGAGTACATGATCCACATTTTCCGCCAGGACAGACCTGGACTGCACCGAGGTGTGCCGGAACTGACCTCGGCTTTGCCTGGACCACGGGGACCGTAGAAATCCGCGCTTATGAGAACAACGATGTTATGGGAACAAGGAGATTTTTCAAGCACAAAAGTTCAAAGACAAGTTCCCATTATTTTCATCGGAAGTCTTGCCGGGTAGGAGTGT